ATCAATTCACCCGCATAAATCAAACGAGTTGTATATAAAATATTATCATCCTGATCCCTGATTTCGCAATATATTCGATTGTGCTTTACGTTTTCCCTGTAAAGAAAAGTATATGTATTTCCGATAGTAAATGATTTACTGACCGGTAATTCCTCTTGATCAAGCGGTAAAAATTCAAGTTCTATTGCCATTATCCGATCAACCCCTTTAATATCGAAGTACTTTTCTTCGTTGTTGCGTTTCCTGCTTTTTTGCTCGTTCCTTTACTGGTTGCCCCTTTTGCAGTTACATTTGATAAGCTTATCGCCTCAATCTGTGCCGCAACAACATTTATTTTAGTTAATGATATTGTGATTCCTATCCCGTCGCCAGTGTCTAGCGTTTTAGTTGTTGTAAAATTTGAAATGACAAGATCCTCAATATCTGTTTCATGCCCGAAATATGTCAAAATCGGTTTTTCATCTCGCCAAATTTCAAGGGTTTCTAATCTGTCCTCGATTGTCTCATCAATAAAACCAGTGGGATCAAGCAAGTCAAAATCATCATCTGTCAAAACTGCGTTTATATCAATCGACAAAGGATCTGAATGTACATGATCGGTAACATCCGCCCCGTCCTCGATAGTGTGCCTGGAAACGGAAAAATTATTACTATCCGTTTTATCAATGACAGCATCAAACAACACATCAAAAATACCATCAGACAAAAAAGCCTGTGACCTTCCGCCGGTGATTGCATCGCTTATTTTACTTGATAATGCCATTAAGTTAATTCAAACCCCAATTCAGCGGATAAAACATTGTTTGCAAGATTATTCAAAGCGTCAAGGATTGTTGCCTCAACTTCCTCTGCGGCCTCGCCGCTATCTTGTACAGTTATATTAATAGTACCGACCAATTGACTTACATTTACTTTTGACCCTCCGGCCGCATTATTCGGGACAATATTCCCATCACGGCCAGGGACAAATATTTCCGGGCCAGCCTCACCAACCACAAAAGGCGTTCCAGCTTGAACAGGCCCCCCAAATTGACGCCCTTCAATTGCTTTTGCCGCCGGTGCCGCCGGTGCCGCCGCAACTTTATTTAATAAAGCAATTGCCCAATCCGGCAATATACCACGCAAAAAATTAACTATTGCCGCCCCCAATTGTTGGAAAAAACTAACTATTTTACTAGGGATTGACTTTAAAAAATCAACAATCTCATCCCAAAAGAAATATATTAAACTGAATGGAAAAAGAAACATAATCAAACGCTTTCCCCAAATTTTAGCAAACTGTACAAATTTCATGAATTGAATTTTCATAAAATTGACAAATTTAAAAAATGTCTTTTTAACGAAATTCCAACCTTCCGCCAGGGATCCGAAAAAATCACCGATTACAGATTCCCCGCCTTTTAAAAATACATATAAATCCTCAATGACAAGTATAATTCCGGTAATAACGCCGATTATAAGAAGCGCTATCGCTATAAATGGCAACATCGGTACAAGTGCCGCCCATATAGCGGCCGCCAACGCCTTAAAAGCCAATACAAGCCCGATTCCGATTGCAACAGATAACGCAATAATCACAGTCTTTAAAACTGCGATTCCTCTTTCTGTTTTAAGAAATGCAACAAATTCCTTTGTCAAATCTGCTAACCATATCAAGGCCGGTTTAAGAAAATCAATTAAAATCTTTCCAATCTCTTTAAATATCTGACCCTTGAAACCTTCCATTGTAGATATCAAACCGTTCCACGTTTTGGATTGCTTTTCCATCATATTATTAAATTTGCCGCCCTCGGATGTTGCAATTTTAAAAGCTTCGTTGACCTGTTCAAATGAGATCATGCCCTTGCTCATTTCGTCCTTTAATTGTTTCATCGATTTTCCGGTTTTTTCTGATATAACCTGTAAAGGATTAAAACCAGCGTTTATCATCTGCAATAAATCTTGACCCATCAAACGGCCTTGACTCGACACCTGAGAAAATGCCAAAGTCAAACCCTTGAATTTTTCAGCATTACCGCCGGAAACATCACCGAGCATTTGAATTGATGGCAATATACTATCTGCCGCAATCCCGAAATTTAACATCATTTTTGCGGACTCGTTTAATGCCTCCGGAGTAAATGGAGTTGCAAGGGATAAATCTTCAAGGTCTGTCAATAATTTTTGTGCTTTGTCAGCACTTCCGAGCATGACTTCAAAAGAAATAGAGGTTTGTTCAAAAGCGGCGGCGACTTTTATCATTTCTCCGGCTGATCGTGCAATTCCAGCCAGGGCAAGAGCCCCGCCCATTCCAGCAAGCAAGCCATTTAATTCAAGGGCGGATTCCTTTGATTCGTCCATCCCCTTATTTAGTTTTCCGAGTGCTGGCGAAGTTTTATCTTTGAAAAAGATTTCGCCGAATAATTTTCTTATTCCATCGGCCATTTATTTCTTTTTACCCCATTTCCTATTTTCAATTTTAATCTTCTCATCAACCGCGTTGTTAGCCTCAAAAAGCAACCCTGGATCGCCCTCTGCGGCTTCGGTAAAAGTTAAAATTCCGTATATAATAGGGCGCCAGAATAAAGTATTATTCCGAAACGTCTTTTTCCATCTTTTGTAAAAGTTTCTGTCCGGCTTTTTTTGCTTGCTTATCTTCCGGATAGATATATCCGGAGTCCAACTCCCCTCGAAGAAACCGTGGCAAGACTAATTGCCACGCCTCCAACTCCCTCGGGTGTAAATCATCGAGTTTTAATTTTCCGCCTTCCGCCGGATAAACTACATGTTCAAAGCAATAATCAATTAACTTTTCCATGTCAATTGATTGTGTTTTAATGTCGAGCATCTTTGATTGAAGTTTCAACCATTCACGATTACCCGGGTGCTGGAATTTGTAAACTTTTTCGTTAATAACGCATTGATTAACTAACATTTAAACCATCCTTTTTATAAATGTGACATAATGAGGTCAGCGCATTGTATAACCCATTCAACGCCAGATTCCTCAACATCATATTCAATGTCTGGATCTGTTCCAACCCATGCGGAACTTGCAACCGCCATATGATTAGAATCGGAATCATTTTTACACATAACAGGGAAAGCAACCGCAGTTCTTTTCAACAAATCCATTTGTTTGTTAAAAGGACTCGTCTTTTTCAATACAAAAGTGATTGTACCTGAAATATTGTTATTCTTTGCCCTTGCAACTTCACCATGAGCGCCAACGGCCGTTTTATAGATTTCATTATCAGCGCGGGCGCAAGTGATAAATGTCCCGTCCATAAAACCGGAGGCCGTCAAACCTGATATAATTAAACTTACTTCTTTCGGATCATATGTACCTAGTAAATCGCCTGCCGCCATAATTTATATTCTCCTTACATTTATTAAACTTCAATACGTCCGGTCACAGTAACTTTGTGAATTGCCCCGGCCGTGGTATATACAAAATCAAGTCCGTTATACTCACGGTTTGCCCTTTCGTTTACAGGACTATCCGCACGGCTCACCGTTGTAACCTGGTAAATATATTCCTTATCGTCAGACTTTTCAAGGTCTGCATCAGAAACCGCCGCCGCGATTATGCCATTGTCACCGGCTCGCTTTAATACATCCCTGACAACTCCCTCAATCTGAGCAATTCCAGAATCATCATAAGGCACTTTATCGTTTTTCAGGAAAAGCCCCAATAGTCCGACACGGATTTGATCCTCAACCCAATCTTGACCGATTATGATATCAATGTATTCTCCGGATGTCGTAACCCCTTCATTTGTAAAAATTACTCCGGCCTGTTCCTGTAATGCCTGACCATTGTTTGACCTGATTGTCGCTAATTGTGTACTATTGAAATTTGATTCATTTTGACCGGAAAGCGTTTTCCATTTCCATGTATTCGACCCCGGAGTTTTCGGAATCTCACGGCCAACCCACGCACACTCTGGATAATCAATGTCAGAATTATCATGTATCAAATAAGCTTCGCGGTCAGCATTTCGCCCGGTAAGTGCTGTTATATCATCAGACCCGCCGAAAAAGAATTTTTTATTACTGTTCGCCCATGTTCCGGCAAGTGCCAGATCCGCTTTTTCTCTTGATTCGATAGTAACCGCGTAAAAATCCGGGTCTGTTGTAATAAGTGTTGAAAGTGCCGAATCGTAAGCTGTTCCGCTTGCTTTCCTTATAACCTTAATAGTTGATGGACTCGGACTTTGTGCCAGCATTGCCGCACACATTTTATATTCTTCGTCTGTTGATAAATATCCGGCATCCGTCAAGTCTGTCAAACTTGATATTGATATCACACCGGAGGCGACCGGACCCGAACCCATGACAAGGGGCGTAAAAACAAGCTGTTGCAAACCCAATGTTCCCCTTGAAATGTTTATTATTATGTCGTTTATAAAAGCCATCTTTTATACTCTCCTTATGGAATATTTACGACTAAATCATCCTGCGGAACACCGTCCCGCGTAACACCTATATTTAATTCGTCAATGTTTTCAATCTCGGTTTCTGTATATCCTGAATAATCAAAACGTACATCAAAACCGTATCTATTTTCGTAAAAAGCTTCCTGATACACTGTGCGATCCTCAACTGACGGACTGATTAAACGAGCAACAACGCGCTTTGACTTTATAAATTCAATCCCATCAATAGACTTGAACCATCGAAGGGCATCCGTTGCAAGTGTTTTCAATCGACTAACTCTATTTTTATCATGAAAATTCATACTGAATATTTCTTCCGATTTCTCATATTTTATTATATTAACAGATGTAGGATCGCCCGGGACTTCCTCAATTTCTTTTATATCCTGATACGGATTTTCATTATTTGAAATCGTCATATTATATGATGCAAAAGGGTAACGAGGGTGATCCCCTTCCTGATTTGCCCGGATTATTTTGATTCCGAGTTCTTTTGATAATTTTCTTATTATCTGTTTTATTATGCTATCTGGAATCATTCTGAATCACTTATCCTTTTCGCCAAATAAGTTGTAAAACCTCCCTCAAAATTTCGTCTGGTCCCGCCGTCAATCTTGTATCTTGAACTATCAAAATGAATTATTCCCTGATCTGGTATCGTTCCGGAACCAATTTCATAAATTTTCTTATCTTGAAACGTATAAACACCAGGTTCTAAAAATTGCAAATCCCTTCGATTCATCGGGAAAATTGCCAACTCTTTACTCACTCCCGTTGATTCAATCTTTACATATTCACCGTCAACATAAGCCCCTGAAACTGGTAAGTCAACAGTGACAGGTCTTAAATGCCTAACAATCGCGATATGAACCTGAGTAATTGACATTATACTACCTGATGGGTTATACCCTGTAAAAGTCTACCGGTATGTATTAGTGTCTTGTCCTTACCTCCCTTTTTCTCTACTGTATACGGGTGATTGGCCGGTTTTATATTTGACCTGATTTTTTTCTGAATTGCTGAAACCATAAAAAGGCCAGCCCGGTCAAGTGCTTTCTGTAAATTGGTATCAATAGAAACAATATTTCTTACCTTTCGAAAAACACCCTTTACAACTTTTTTATTATCAAATGTTGACCGAACAAATGATCTTTCAGGTACTACGATATGAACAGTATTCTTTTTAATATAAAAACCCTGAGAAGCTAAAAAATTACGCATCTTTGCAGTAACTTTAATTTTCGCCCCGAATTCATTAACCGCCCCAATCATTGCCAACTCATCATCGCCCAATATACCAACCCGAATTGATTTCTTTTTCAAGATTTTCAATCTTTTTTTAAGCTTCGGAATATGGTTGACATCTTTTATAGGCATCTACTTTCAAACCCCTGGATTGCATTTAATAGTTTGATATATTCACGTTCCCAATTTGTAGCGTAAAGAGTGCCAAGCGAACTACTGCCAGACGTTCCGTATTTTATCGAAACATCCGCGACCCTTTCCGATTCAATTGGCCCCATAGTTCCGCCGATCCCATTCCCTGACATTAAAGCCGCTGTTTTATACCTTTGAAGTTGTCCAAAATCATGGTTAGCAACGGCGATATCCTGCTTTAAAACAATGGCTTTGGCGTCATCAAGATAAAGCGTAATAGTTGACGAACTAACGCCAGTTAGTCCGCCTAACATATCACGCAATTCCTGTTCTGTCGCTTCGGCCATTAAATACCTTTGCCGATATAAAGCGCCTGTGGACGCCTTACGATGATCCCGGCGGTGTCAAGCATGACAGCCTGTTCCATCGTTCCAACAAGGTCGAAAACCGGATTTCCGAGCGAAATATCATTGATAAGTGACAATTCCACGTTTTCAGGGTCATTGTCCATTATCATCATATAATCAACTGTATCACCGTTATTCACGGCCTTTAATTGATTTGATGCGAGTATTTGCTCGAAATACATTCCTTCGGAACGTAGCCACATCATAAGCGTTCTGGAATCGCCAGTGTCAGAAAATGGAAGCGTTAATCTTTCAAGTTTTTCCGGCGGCAATACAAGGGCGCGGGCCCTGTAAAGTCCATCTTTCTGAATTTGCTGTTTTGCAGTAAAAAGATCCTCCAATATTTGGCGAACCGTTTTATTTGCCCAGAGTCGCTTTTCCGCGGCTGTTGCCCCGGTTCCATCTGCCGCAACATTTTCCTTTGTACCGAGATTCGTTCCGTAAAACGTATCGTCAAAAATCCCGGTCACATTATACTCTGAATCGCCGACAAATGCCAGTCTTGCTTCTTCCTCAAATATGAAACGCCTTGCGCTTGATACTCGATTTGTGTCAAGCTGGATTGCCGGACCTTGCCCGAGCGCCCTTTTTGCGGCAACTGCCTGCTGTTCGGCCTTTGTAAATCTTATTGCACTTGCAACCGTGTATACTTTTTGAGTTACGCGGCCGCCCTTTTCCCCTACAAATGGAATGTCTTTTGCTCCGCCTCCGTGGGCAATTATTTTTGCCTTGCCCTGCTTAATCCAGTAATCGTATCCGATTTCCCTTGCGTAAGTTGCCCAGCTTGAATTGAGGCTGAATAATCTTCGCTGGACTAATTCTTCCTCTTTCGGCGAATAAAGGACATTTTCAATCTGTAGAAAATCGTCATCTGTAAAAAGCCCTGATTCAAAAATTGCCATAATTTATATTCTCCTTGATTTTTTAATCTGCCGAAATTGTGAAAGGCGGATTTAATAATAGTTTAACGGCTGTTCCGCTGGCTCCATCTTCTCGCCATTCGGCGCCCTCTGTAACTTCAACCGTTTTCCCGGCATCTGCCGAAGTCCTGAAATTCCCTGGTCCGGTTGCATCATGTCGAATCCTGACAGCATCGCCGACGTTGACAGCTTCCTCAACATATACAGTAACAACACCCTGATCGATTAAAGGAACTGAATCCTTATCATTAAAAAGACTGTTATCAATGTTTGATGCATCTGTTGAATATCCGATTACACCACGGAAAACACCGCTTGCGCTCGCAAACAATTTTAATTGCTTTTCCGGGTCTGTTCCGTCCATTGCGGCATGACCGAATTCGAGATCGTCACCTTCGGCCGCATATGACCGGATATTTGTGATCGGATTATGTGTTCCAATCCTACCGAAACCGAGGGCCTTATTTACGTTAAAACCTTCAACGGGTATAGTCATAATTATTCCCCTCCGTCATTTTTCTTTTGCTCTCGCTGATATACGTTTTGCAGAGCGTTTTTCTTTTCATCAACAGAATTTCTATCGAATCCAGTTGAAGCGGTTCCGGTGTTTGTGTCGGTTGCCCTTTCCCTGAGAAGTTCACAAGCCGCATCGAAACGCGCCTCGATTGCATCATCAGAAACAGAATCCATCTTTACACCGGCCTTAAATGGAAGCCCCTTCGCGATAACCTGCAACTTGATTTCCTTATTTGACAATGAATCGGTTTTAAGTTCAGGATCAACCGATTTTGCAAACTCGACAAGCTGTAATCTTTCCCGGGTGTTGTTGTCAACCATATCCGGAATAGACGCCTCAAGTTCGTCATATTTCTTTTGCAGGGCTTCGGCCTTATCGTTAGCAACTTCCAATTGATCGACAAGTTTTTCCTTATCGGGAATGTCGCCCGCATCGGCCTTTAATTTCTCATTTTGTTCTTTTAGAATTTTGTTCTCTTTTTCAAGAGCGTCAAAATTCTTTTGAACTTCCTTCGTCTGATTCCTGGCGCTCATGAGTTCGCCATGAATTTCTGAATCAACCTGAATGTCGGTTTCATCAAAACGTCTGTACGTTAATAGATTTGATGCATCAGAGCCGTCAACAATCCATTTCATGTTTTTACCATCCTTTTTATCAATATGAATTTTTACTTTATCACCCGCCCGGCCATTTTTGACTAAA